TTGGAATCTCATGGAAGCCACCTGTTAACTACGGAACGCTTAACAATGTAACCCTTTCAGGATTGGGTACACAAAGTGGTGGAGATTGGCCTAGCGCATTGACATCGGGAATGCGTGTGTTGGTCAAGAATCAGTCCAATCAAGCTGATAACGGCATTTACGTGGTTGCTTCAGGCGCATGGGTGAGGTCACAAGATGCAAACACATGGAACGAACTCGTTTCTGCTTTGGTTTTTGTTGAATCAGGCAATACTTTGGGTGGTAGTGCTTGGTATTGCCCTGTGCAACCAGGTGGCACATTAGGCACAACAAACGTCACATGGTCCAACTTTAGCGTTGCAGCGACTTACACGGCAGGTACTGGACTAACTTTAAGCGGTTATCAGTTCAGCATCACCAATACTGCGGTCACGGCAGGAAGCTACGGAAGCGCTTCAAGCGTTCCAACTTACACAGTTAACGCACAAGGTCAGTTGACGGCAGCAAGCAACACATCCATTTTGATTGCTAACACTCAAGTCACAGGCTTGGGCACGATGTCTACGCAAAATGCGTCATCTGTGGCAATTACTGGTGGCACGATTACTGGCCTATCTGCTGCCATTCCTGTGGCTTCAGGAGGCACAGGAGCGACCACATTGACAGGTTATGTTAAAGGATCAGGAACAACGGCCCTAACAGGCGCTACAACGATTCCTAGCACCGATATTACTGGTCTTGGTACGATGTCAACGCAGAATGCGAACAACGTTGCAATAACTGGTGGTTCAATTACAGGTTTGTCATCACCTTTACCTGTTGCATCAGGTGGTACAGGAGCATCAACATTAACTGGTTATTTGTCAGGTAATGGTACAGGCGCATTTACGGCTAGTTCAACTATTCCAAGCACCTCAATTAGTGGTCTTGGCACGATGGCTACACAAAATGCCAATAGTGTTGCGATTACAGGCGGTACGATCAACGGTGCTTCAATTGGTGCGACAACAAGAGCAAGCGGTGACTTCACCACTTTGTCGGCTAATACGGTTACAAGTACAACACCAGTTTTAAGTTTTAACGCATCAAATTCAATAGCGACATTTGGTAGCACAACTTCAGGTTCTTATAATCAATTGGTTATTCAGAACAAGAGTACAAGCGCTGGAGCATCTGCTAATTACGTTATTTCAAATGATTTAGGCACAGACTCATCATATTATGGTGAGTTTGGTATGAATTCTTCAACATTTAGCGCATCAACACCAAGCGACTTTTATTCAATTAACAATGGTGTTTATTTTTCAGGGCATGATGGTGACATTACCGTTGGATCAGGAAACGGTTACAAGCATTACATGGCTTGGGGCACAACAGGCCAATCAGCGCACGTTATCAATGCAGTTGGAGCGTTAGGGTTTTCCACTAACTTAGGCACAACACCTGCTTTAAGCGGTACAACAGGTTATGGAACTTCAGGTCAAGCGTTAATTACTGCAGGTTCAACAGGTGCTCCATCTTGGGGAACTTTAGGAATTAGCGGAGGCGGTACAAACAGTACGGCTACACCTACTAATGGTGGTATTGCTTATGGTAACGGAACTGCATTCGCATTTACTTCTGCTGGTACTACTGGACAAGTTTTAACCTCAAACGGTTCAGGCGCACCGACTTGGGCAACACCAAGTTCTGCTGCAACTGTGACGGACGATACGTCTACAAATGCAACTCGGTACTTATTGTTTGCAAATCAAACAACAGGTACTTTGACAACCGAATATACAAGTTCGACAAAACTTCAATATAACCCTAGCACAGGGGCTTTAACCTCTGGTAAACTCATCATATTGCCATAAGGAACTGAAATGGGACAAGTCGTTTTTCAAGCAACTTTAGGTGGGCAAGTTGCCCTAAGTGGTCCAAACACGGCATCATCATATACCGTTGCCGTTCCTGCAGTTAGTGGGACCTTGATCACAACTGGTGATACTGGAACTGTTACATCCACTATGATTAGTGGTCCTTTGACACCTGCGGTCGGTGGAACTGGTGTTAATAACGGTACTAGCACTTTAACTTTAGCAGGTAACGTTTCACACACAGGCGCTTTTACACAAACAATCGCTGCAACCGCAAACACATCGGTTACATTGCCCACAAGTGGAACATTGATTTCTAGTTCAACAGCATTGGGTGGTGCGGTTACTGGAACACCATCATCAACTACATATTTGCGTGGTGATGGAACTTGGGCATCACTAAGTGCGGTTACAACATTTAGTGCCGGAACAACAGGTTTTACACCATCAACGGCAACAAGCGGTGCGGTTACATTAGCCGGTACTTTGGGTATTGCAAACGGTGGAACTGGTTTGTCCACAACACCAACTAACGGACAATTATTGATTGGTAATGGAACTAATTACACCAAAGCCGCATTAACGGCAGGTTCAAACGTTACCATTACAAATGGATCAGGTAGCATAACGATTGCAGCAACAACATCATTACCAACAACTTATGGTGCTATTGGAACTTATGTAATTGCTTATACAGGTTCAACTTATTCTGCTGGTTCCACAGTTTCTGGAAGTTCTTTATATTATGCTAGTGCTACTGGGTATTACGCTATGAATCTAGCTGCTGAAAGCGGTTACACGACAGATGGTAGTAATTTGGCAAGCATTAGTAATCTAACTCTTACTAATTCATTAAGTTTATCTGGAACATGGTTATCTACCACTAATTCATCAACCGTATCTAATGCTGCAAATCTTTGGTTAAGAATATCTTAAAGGAAACAAAAAAATGGCAACAATACAATCCGTTACAAATCCTTTTTACGCCAATTCTGAAAATTCAATCATTGATTGCACAATTGTGTATGAAGGTTCTACAACCCAATATCCATTTACGGCATCACCAAATGATCCCGAACAATCGGGCCGTGATCTTTATGCCGCATTAGTTGCTGGAACTTATGGGCCAATTGCGGCTTATACACCACCACCACCACCAACACCCGAACAAATTCAAGCCCAAAACAAAGCACAAGCTACGGCATTGCTTCAACAAAGCGATTGGACTTCAATTGCAGATGTTGGAAATCCACAAGTTTCTAATCCTTATTTAACCAATCAAACGGCATTTTTGGCATATAGAAGCCAATTGCGTGCTATTGCGGTTAATCCACCAACCACACCGGCAACATTTCCAACAAAACCAACTGAAATTTGGTCATGAAATGGAAAATTTTTGAATTAAATGGTGTAAACAATACCGTTGCTAACGTGCGGTATAAAGTCGAACATGAAGGCATTGAAACCGAGGGTTATTGGCATTTTGAAACACCTAAGTCTTTGGATGGTGCAACTGAAGAAGCCGTTATTGAATGGGTGCGTCAAGCCACTATGAAAAACGGAATAAATGCCGTAGAATCACGATTAATTGAGCAATATGAAGCTCAGATTTCTGCAATTCATCCTCCTTGGAAAGCAAAAACATTTAAGGTGACAGTATGAAAGAGGTAAAACTAGAACTTACTGTCGAGGAATTACAACTTATTGCTGGCTCATTGCGAGAACTGCCTTATAAAGTTGTTGTGAACTTACTTCAAAAAATTGATAGACAAGTAATACCACAACTGCAAGAGGCACAGAATGACAGCCCCAATTGATTTCATAAGTCGTGCGTTAAAAGACATCGGAGCATTAGAGGCAGGGGAAACCCCTACACCTGAAGCAGCACAAGACGCTTTTGATATGTTCAATGACCTTGTGGACCAATGGTCTAACGAGAATGGCATGGTTTTCAATGTGACAGAAATTGTGTTTCCTGTGATTGCAGGTCAAACGCAGTACACAATTGGGCCTTATCCATCTACGTCTAACTTCATTGGCGCTTCTTTTACAGGTTCAATTTCAGGAAATATCTTAACAGTTACTGGCATCACGTCAGGCGCAGTAGCTCAAGGTCAGATTTTGTCAGGCACAGGCATATTGCCAGGCACTAAGATCAACCGATTTTTAACAGGCGCAGGTGGCAACATCAATGAAGTTGGTACTTACGAGTTAAACTTTAATCAAATTGTTAGCTCAACTACGATTACCGCTTATTACCAAAAGCCACTTAATCTTAACTCCGCTTTTGTTAGAATAAACACCTATTCCAACGGTCAACCCATTACAAATGGTGGTTTGGACTATCAAGTTGACGTTTTGACGCTTCAGCAATACGAGTTGATTGGCCTAAAAACGCTTAACGGACCTTGGCCTAAAGCGGTTTATTACAATCCCAATCAGGACTCAGGCAACGTTTTTGTTTGGCCTAATCCTGCTCAAGGCGAAATGCACCTTTTTGCCAATACATTGTTCACAAGATATGACTCAATGTATAACACAATCAGTATGCCACAGGGCTATAACATGGCCTTCAGGTGGTGTTTGGCAGAGCGTTTGATGCCTATGTATGGAAAATCAGATCAAGGCCAAATGGCAATGATTACAAGCTACGCAGCACAAGCCAAGGCTACGCTGAAACGCACAAATATTGCACCGTTGCAAGTTGCTCAATATCCTGACGCATTGATGATTGGCAGAGCCAAGGATGCCGGTTGGATATTGACAGGTGGATTCATGAGGTAAAGCCATGCCTGATTTTGGATTTGTTGGGCCAAGTTATGAAGCACCATCTATTTACCAAGATGCTCAAGAATGTATTAATTTCTTTCCTGAAATTGATTATTTAAAGCAAGCAGGTGATAGAGGTGTGGTGGCGCTTTATCCGACACCAGGCCTCACCACAAAGGCCATTCTGCCCAATTTCCAAGAAGTAAGGGGTATGCGTACCCTATCGGGTGGGAATCAAATGGTGGCGGTTTGTGGGGCTTACGTCTATGTTTTAACGGCTAATCTTGTTCCTGAAGTTATTGGTTTTCTGAACACATCTTCAGGAAGTGTTGGAATTTCTGATAACGGAGTAAACGCTTATTTTGTCGATGGCGCTTATCGTTACACATGGCGCATCAATAGTCCTAACCAAGCAGTTTTTGTTGGTTCTATTAGTGGCACAACTTTGACTGTTATTACGGTATCAAGCGGAACTATTGCTGTTAATCAGCAACTTTTTGGTATTGGAGTAACTGGAGAAACGATTATCACGGCTTTTGGTTCAGGCACAGGTGGAACAGGCACGTACACGATTAATAATTCTCAGACAGTAGCGCCTACTCAATTAAATTCTTCAACGATTGGCACTCGATTTCAGGGAACTATTGCAGGTTCTGTTTTGACTGTGACAAGCGTAACTGCAGGCAATATTTACTTAGGTCAAACA